AAGAAATTCTTTAGCATGACCTCTTATTGGTTTTCTACCGGTATATGTCATGATCATTTAACCCTAGAGTTTCAATAGAATAATTATATCACAGTTGAGACAAAAAGTAAATGCTAGATTTTGTACTTTACATATTGATTTAAAAGCTTCCTAGCTGTTTTTGTAATTAGTTCCAATTCATTGAGTTCCAATCTCAATTTACCTTCGCCGTTTTCAATGACAATAAAACCTCCACCACCTTCATCATCAATCGAAACATGCGTAGCTCCTTCACCAAAAACAGGATTGATGTTATCACGATGGATTGAAATTTTTAGTATCGTGGATTTTAATTCGCTTGTCATATCCCTAATTCCTGTGCAATCAGTTTTCCATTCTTCACCACATCAGGAGACTTCTCTAACTTCATAGACCAATAGTCTATTCCAATACTTTTCATCAAAGAAATTCTATCACCTTCATGGAGCTTTTCGATCCAAGCTTTAAAACTTTTCGAACAGAACAACAACCAAGGCGAAAGTCTGCGCTGCTGAATCAACTCAGAGATTTCACTGCTTGTAAATTTTGAGAAAACTTCGCAAGGTGGAATTTCAAGACCTTCTGCTAATGTGAGAATTGTTTCAATAGTATTATTGATCTGTTCGTAAGGATCAGATTTTTTGTCAGAATACTCAAGAAAGATCTGATAAGCTTCGCTTCTTCGCCAAAGAGCAGGTGCAATTTTCTGCTGGACCATAAGCTCAATGTACTTGTCAGGATCAGGGATGCCAGTCTCGCGACACCATTGAGCAAACTTTATGAATGATGAATAGTATGCCGATGAGAGAAAACCCTCAACACCTGGCGGCTTCCTACGCTGTTTTTCAAGCCAAAGCTTGTACATTCCGAAAGCCATTTGACCAATTTGTGTTTGGATCTCACGAGAACGCAACATTGCGGTACATTCATGTTTAATGAATGTGCGTTCTGTAAAGAATTTTCTCTTACAGAACTTACAATCATACAAAGGGTCGCTCACATAATCTCTCTAGTCATTAGTAACTAACGCGTATGGCATCGCCGTCACCTAACCCGTCAATCCAGCGGGACGGCTTCGCCGCCCCTGATTTCTGCGTTAGCGCCCATGAGCTAGACTATGGCCCCGTCCATTGCTCTGTACCAGTGGAGCTGTGCGCCTGGCTCGGCTGCTAGATCATTTATGCCTATCTCGAAGCCTCCATCGCGCATGCAGACCGCAATTTTCTGTCCTTCCACAGTTTCAAATAATACTGAGTTAAAGACCTCTTTCAGCAGTATGCTTCCGCCTTGCGTTACCTCTATTTTCATATCGTTCTCCGTAGTTACGTTTTGCCTGCTAATTAGCGTTAGCAGTCGTTTCCATTAAGATATTATATCACACATTCCATTAATTGGAACTATAACTTTAAACGTATTGACTACTCCACGGTAACTAATAGTTGCCTCAAAGAAGTCAGTTAAACCGATGGTTTGTTCGAAGCTATTCGGATCTACATATGCTCGAATCTGCAGATTGTTTTGTTTCTTTATATGCCTAATGCTTTCTGGGGTTTCGCCATTTGCGGGCTTGTAACTTAACAGTGTATGAATCGATCTATCTTGAATAACAGACTGTGTGAATGACTCTTTTCCTTCTTCAGTCTCCACTACATATACACCAGTCGGATCTAAAGCTTTTGCTTCTGTATTAGCTTTGTGCTTTTTCAATTCTTCTAAACACAAATTCAATAGTTCAGATTCAATGTCAAGTGGATAAGCTGAAGTTCGTTCACGTTGAATATCTGCTGAAAGCTCCGAGTACCAAGCATTCTTAAACTCTAAGTTTGCATTTGCTACCAACATCTTTAGTTTCTGTGGATCCATATGAGTGTCATCGATCGAGATTCCAGTCGATACTAACACATGGCTTAACAAAGGTGCGTAAAGAATTACATTGCTTGGGGTAATGCCACTTGCGCAAGCTAACAAACCATTAGTAGCTTTTGACATTTCCCAAATTTTGAAAATGTCAGCGGCCTGTCCTGTTCCAACTCCACTAGTAGTAGGCAAAAAACCTGCATCAAGCGCGTTCTTTGCAGCTTCTGCTGGCAGCGGTTCATGTCGTTGATATTTGAAGGCAACTGACCCAAACACTTTAAGCTTTGGATTCTTCTTAGCCAAATAACTACAAAGCTCTCCTGCCCGATCCAATCCACTCGAACTTACACCTGCATAATCAAGCCAAACCATATCAAGCCCATCTACAGCTGCAATTTCTATTGCTTGATTAGGGGTATATGTAAGAAGGTTGATGCCGACTTCAAGGTCTGGGTGAAGCTTTTTAATTTCAGCCGCTACACAAGAAAGTTGATCATCATCAGCTCGATGCGAGATCAAAAATACTCCATCAGCCCCGCAATCTTTTGCGATTCGAGTTTCGCTTAATGCTGTCGTTCTGTCAATATAGTGGATGACTGGATAGATTTTCATTTTGTCTACTCTAAATTTAGTGCAACTATTTCTGAAGGGATCAAATAAGCTTTGTAACTTTCATAAACCCTAAATGAACATAATTCTGATGAGCCTAATACATCGTAAACAAGTTCTTGAATTAGTCCAACAACTGGATCATTTTCATTTTCATCAGGAGTTTCGTAGAGACTAGAAACGTCCCAACCGTCGGTCGTAACAGCAAAACCAGAATGATGTTTGTTTACCAACGCACGAAATTCTTCACCAAGCCCAATTTCGTCGATGTGTCTATGTTCAGGCATATTTGCATATTTTCGACCACCACAAAGTTTTGCTAAACCTAACCAAAACTTGGCTTCATCTTCACAAAGACCGTAAAGAGTTTTTGTGTTGTAGTTATCTCCATCATTTTCCCATGATGTGATGCTTAGCATAATACCTGGTTTGATGTTTAACATCATGCGCCTACTTCCTTTTTAAGGTCTTTCAATTCTTGCTTTTGAAACCCGTTCATTTCACCTAGTTCCATGAGTTCGGCGGGGGATAGTAACTTGACAACATCTTCAGCTTCTTTCGCTGAAAGTCTATAATGAGACATCACTAGACTAGTCGCAAGTTTTGCTTTCTTACTACCGCTAAGCTTGTAATTGATCCAGTTATACCGCTTCTTTTCGCCTGATGCGCAAACGGTAAGTAGCTTCAATAGGAATTCTTTATGATCACCAATGTTGAACACTGACACGTTCATGATCTCATTCAAGAAGATGAGTTGTCTTTGATCGGTTGTTCCAGCCATCCAACGCATAGTAACCAATGCTGAAAATTCTTTACGTTGTTCTTCAGAAAGGGTATCCCACAAATCGTAATTCTTGCGATCGATTTCTGATAGCAAGTTAAAGATGTCAAGAGCTCGTTCAGCTGCCATTAGTCTTATCCAATTTTTCAGCATCAGTTAAGTTGAAAAGAAACAATAGACGTTCCCACAAACTGAGCCATCTAATGCTAGTATCTCTGCAAATCAAAATATGACCATCAACGCGAGATTTAAGAGCTTTCATTTATTCTCCAAGTGCAGTGTTTAATTTGATCATCGTTGCTTCAAAATTCAAATGAGGTATCGCAACCAAAGCATGTTTGTAAACGCCGTCCAAAAGAATACAAAGCGCTTGCTCATAAGCATTCTTGTTTATAGAGTATGTTGGATGCTTTCCAATGTTTCTGTAAAGGAACTCATAAACTTCAGAGATCTGATCAGATGTGCATTGTTCTGTAACGGTCTTACGAAGTTCTCTCAAATTACCTTCTACAATGAGATCGAGCAATTTGAATTGATAATCACCGCCTTCGGAATCATGAACAGGATTGTTCAAATGGCTATCAATCGTATTGAGTTCCATGTTGTTGATGATTTTGCGCATATCTGGATACGCTTGGTCAACATACTTATCAACAATTTCTGGTTCAAAACTAACACCTTCGAGAGATAGAATCTCAAACATTCTAAGCAAAACATCATCACGAGCAGGAGCTTTGAATCGCATGTGCTGCATACGAGACTTGATAGCTGGAATGATCTTGTTCTCGTAGTTACATGTGCAAACAAACCTACAAGTATCAGCGTTTTCTTCAAGAACTGCACGTAACATTCCTTGGGCAGCCAAAGACATGTAATCAAACTCTTCGAGTTTCACTACTTTGTATTTACCGATAGGATAAGTGCCAGCAAAATTAAGGATGGTATCTCTGATGTAGTCAATACCAGTTTTGTCAGAAGCATTTATTCGCAATACATCTGCGTCGTCTATCCCCATCTCATTGATGAGAATTTCTGCTAACGTAGTTTTTCCGCTACCAGCAGTTCCAGACAAAAGTAAATGTGGAAGTTCGCCACTTGCTACGATCTTTTGAATTTGTTCTTTTTGATTGTTATTTTGAAAGACGTACTCTTCCAAATTTGAGGGGCGATGCTTCTCAAACCAAAGCTTCTTGATTG